AGCTTACCGTCACAATGCCAGTTGTGCCGCCACCGGATAAGCCTGCGCCTGCGGTCACGCCGGTGATCGTTCCGCTGCCGGTCCCGCCATTGCCCCCATTCGCCGTAGTCAGCGTGGCGTTGATGGTGACTACGACGTTGGTGCCGCCTGTCCAGCTCGCCGTAACCACGAAGGAGTCGTAGACCTTGGTGAGTGAAGACGAAGGCGGGCGGATTGCGTTCGCGACCGTTGTGTAAGTGTCAAGGGTGTCGCAGGTGTTGCCGAGTTTGCAGCCCTGAATCACGATCGAGACCGTGCTGGGACTGCCTGCAATCTTTTCCTCGAAAGAGACCTGCATCGCACCATTGGTGTTGGGGAACGTTTGTGATGTTCCCGAAACGGTGATCTTTTGAGTCAGAGGGATCGGGCTTTGTGCGTGCAATGGCGCCGGCGCCGTCAAGGAAAGCAGCATCAGCGCGGCGACAGCCAGCCGAAGATGTTTCATGGAGCCTCCTGGTGTGAACATTTGTGGTTTGGGAATGAGACGGTGAAAGAGTTACGAGTTCTGCGCCCGCAGCTTCACGCGGTAGTAGGCAAAGACCATCGACCAGTGAGTTTCCGGGTCGGCGAAATCCTGCCCGGGCACTTCTTCCTGCGAGAGGATGACGAAGCCAGCAGAGCCCAGATCAATCGAAGTCGCTCCATGCATCAGATCGCGAATGACACCGTAAATCTGCGTGGCGTCCGGAGCTTCGGCAGCCCAACACTCGATGGCGAAGCTGGGATCGAGCACCGCGGGGATTTCCGGTTGCGAAGTTCCGCCACGCTTGCGCACGACGACTGCCCGAGTCGCCGAACTGGGCGCCGCCGCCGCGTCGGCGGAAAATCCTTCCGGCAACACCGGGGAGAAGATGTTCGTTCCCACCAAGGCGGCCAGCGGCGTGCTCGATTGCAACCAGGCGATAATCGCTAGATTCGGGTCGATCATTATTTAGAAACTCGGAAACGAGAAACTCGTAAGCAATCTCAGGTGTTCGAGTAGATTTCCTTCGCCAGCAGCTCCATGAACATGCCCCGCTGCTCCACGTTCTGCGGAAAGAGGATGTCGAAATAGCGGGTCTTGCCATCGATGTCCACGTACTGAATTCGCATCTTGGGCGTGACCCCCGGAACGTACGGGCAAGTGAACCGATCGGTGACGTCGGCCGCAAACTCCGTTTGGTTGACAACTTCTTTGCCCGAGATGTGCTCAATCTTGGCGCAGAGGTTTGCAGCGAAGTTGGTCCAGCCGCCGCCGGGCTGTCCGTAGGAATTCCTTCCGATGCGCGACTGGATCGTAATCACCTGGTCCATGCCGCCGATCGCCACGCCGGATCCGGATCCGTGCCGGGACAAACGGGGAAGCGGCATTTACGCGGCTCCGATCCGAGCGACGACTTCCTGCGGTTTCGAGGCAGGAATCGAATCGCGATCGAGAACGGCCGAAAGATTCAACAGCGCCTGACTGCCGCAAACTTCGCAGGCATGGTTTCGTCCGCGGCTGATGGTTTCGCACTCCGCGCAAAGAACGGCAAATTTGAGAGGGACCATGGATTCAGCTCTCGGCTCTCACAACAACTGCAGATTCCTCGCGTTGCTCGGAATGACAAACCGCAAGCGCAGCCAGTTCGAGCGGGCCGGCATGCTTCAGTTGCACGTGTGCCGGCGGTCCGCCTTTGTCGCCCTGGATCATGTGTTGGTACTGGTCTTCCGTCACGTTGTTGGGATCCTGCTGGTTGTACCAGTCGAACTTCCGCCGTCGATCGAGCGCGTTCATGTAGCCAAAATGCAGCAGACGGACTTCGGAGCGGCTGGACTTCTGCAGCAGTTCGCCGGGGACGTTGCCGCAGTGAAAGTTTCCCCCATTGCGTGTGGTGCGAAAGCTTCCCTGGGCGCCTAAGCGGAATAAAGACGGCCGCCAGAAGCGCCCATAGACGCCATCCGTTCTCACCTGGTCCTTGCGGTCCCAGAGATAGAGCACGCGCAGCGCGTAGCAATCGGCGCGCCCACTATCGGCCGTCGCGATCAGCGCGTCATGGTCCATCAGGAGCTCGTCGCCATCGATGGCCAGCACCCACTCAGCGTTGGTTCCCAGGCGGATGACTTCCAGCATCCAATTCTTGTCTCTCGCCTCGTCCAGACTGTGGAATGCCGAGGAGTAGATGAGCACGCGATCCTGAAACTGCTGGCAGATATCGAATGTTCCGTCGGTCGAGTGATCGTCGAGCACATAGACGCGCTCGCAGACGTTCAGAGCCGATTCGAGCACGGCGCGGATCCAGCGGGCCTCATTCTTGATGCGCATCATGCCGACAATCTTCACTGCGCCCTCCAGACATAAAGGAGAGAGCAGGGAAACCACAGTTCCACATTCGCGAAATACTTACCGAGGACCGCTCGCCATTCCTCCGCGAGATACTCACGCAGATGAAACGGGTTGCCGGAATTGACGACCTCGGGCATGGAGCCTAGGAACACTCCGCCAGGCGCCAGGTGTCCGAAGATAAACTCAAGCAGCGGAGCATGGAGCGATTCGGGAAGGTGTTCGATGTGTTCCGTGGCCACGATCGTGTCGAATGCACCGAAGTTGCGTTGAATCAGAGCCTCGGTTTCCAGCTTGGCGATGGTTAACTTCGGGTGCTTCTGCGCCAGGCGCTCATCGTAGTGGCGGTCCGTCGCCAACACTGAGGTCACAGCTTCCTGCTCCGCAGCCGCACGCGAGAGATATCCGTGCCCGGCGCCAATGTCCAGGACTCGCCCGCGGCAGTGGGGGACGATGGCATCCTTGTAGGCGTTGAAGTACCAAACATGCTCGGCAAAAGCGGGATCGCTGAAGTCTGGGCGCTCAAACATTGCACAGCTCCCGAATTCTTCCGATACGCTCTGCCCAGGCTTGGTTCTCTGCGATGTATTTGTGATTGTCGCCGCCCTGGGACCGCGCGTGAAAGTTGTAAGCCAACCGGCCGGCGCAGTGGTAGTAATCGGGAAGGGAACTCACCTTGAGGCCTTCCGTGATCATGCTGCTGAGCGCGTAGTACAGAGAGAACTGATCGTTCGAAGAGCCGCGCAAAAACTCCTGCATCCACAACTCGTTGAACTTCGCGACTTTGTCGTTGTGCCGGCGCAGAAGGAATCCGCCCGCCCAGAAGTCGCCGCTGACCGGGATATTCAGCGCCGCATAGCGCTGGAATTCGGCTTCGATGTCTTCGGGCACATAGCCGTGCTGCTTCTGATAGAAGTTTCGTTCGTCGTGGAAACTCTTGTTGCAGGGATGGCGAAACAGCGCGACGTCGGCGTCTCCAAGCAGATCGGCGACCATCTGTTTCGGAGGAGCGCAAAGCGTAAAAGCCCCGTCCATGTACACCGATATCTCGGATTCCGGCAAAAGCAAGTGAGGCAGCATCTTGGGGATGCGCGACATGCGATGACCGTCCGCGAGCGCTTGCGGGAAGGGAAGAACTTCCCACGGCCGGACCTGGCGCGGCCGATCCGAAAAGCAAACGTAACGGACTCCGGCGGTGAGCGACTGCACGGGAATCGGGCGCAGATTGTCGTAGTTGCCGACGATGACGGTGTAAACGGTGATCACTGCGCGTCTCCCCACTTGGCGCGGTAGATCTCTCGTCCGGCAGCGATATCGCCAGGCGCGTGCGGCAACCCGCGAAAAGTCGAGCGCAGGGAAGAGTGATCCACAAAGCAATCGTCGAAGATGCCAAGCTTCAAGCCAGCCTCGCGCGCCCGGCGGCAGTAGTCGTTGTCATCCCAGCCGTAAGAAATGTAACGCTCATCGAGCAAGCCGATGCGATCGATCGTTGCACGCGGGATGTAGACGCACACGAAGGCCAGGGTGCGCGGTTCTTCGCGCAAACCAAGATCTCGCGGCCGCTGCGCCAGATTTCCGACGACGTTGGTCACCGCGGAGATCACACCGAACTCGGGTTGCGCCTTGCTCGCTTCCTCCAGCTCGTGAAAGCCGAACGGGGTTTCGAGAATCGCGTCATCGTTGAGCAGAATGACGTCGCCGGCGCAGGCCTGAATGCCCAGGTTCATGTTGCGGGCGAACACGAAAGGCTTTGAACCTTCGATCACGCGGACTCTGTGCTTCAAGTGCCAGGCTTCGCTCCAGTCGATTCCATCGTCGATCACGACGATATCGGACACAGGCTCAGCTCGGCGCACTGCTTCGACGCAGGGAACCAGATTCGAAGCGTTGCGCGACGGGATGATGACGGAGAAGCTCATAAGGATTGATTCATTGATTCAATGACTCAATGAGTCATTTCACCGCCTCCAGGACGATGTGCAGCTTCGTCACCTGGTCCGCCAACATCCGCTCGTATTCTTCGACGATGCGAAATGCACAACGCACGCCGTTCATCGGCGCAAATCGCGTCAGATGCGGATTGCCGTGCTGATAGTAGAAAAACGAATTGCGATTCCAGAACGAAACGTGTCCGGGATCCTGCCAGGCGCCGCGGCCGTCCGTCGTCGGCACTTCGATGTCGAAACATCCGCCGGGCTCCAGCACGCGGAAGGCCTCGTTCATGGTGTGATTCTTGTCGGCTAAGTGCTCGATCAGGTCCCAGGCGCGAATCACTTCGATCGAGTTGTCTTCCCACGGCCAACGCTGAGTCAGATCGGCGATCACATCGGCGGGCGGACACAGATCCACGTTCGTGAAGCCGGCAAAATGGCGGTCTGAGCAGCCCAGATTAAGTTGCATGAGGATTCTCGCCGCGCAGATACTTCGCGCAGATCTCCAGATGGGTTGTCGTGGCAGGGTCCCCACGATACCCCAAGCGCGCATATCTGGCAGTCCTGGCGATGAAACGATTGAGATCGCGATTGCGCTTCTGATGCGGCTTCGGAATGTGGGTGGCGGCAACTACGCGCTTCGAGTCTCCGCTGCCTTCCCATGCGCTGAATGAGCCCATGTGCACGGGATCTGGCTTGAGCGCCACTTCACTTTCGTGCTGTGCTTCCTTGTGGCAGCGATCGCCCTGGAAGTGTTCTTTACAGCGCATGCGATACCACCTTTCCGCCGGCCGCCAGAAACTCTTGCGGGATCTCGCTCGGGTCGACCGGCGTCCACTGGCGCGGATTCTCCCGCGGCTTCTTGGGGCAGGTATTCCCCGGGTGGATTCTGGCCACCATCAGCTTGCCGGCGTCGACGGCGACGATTTCGTTCTCGTTGCGCGCGGCTTGCACGAAGACGTTGTCTTCCCAGCGCCGGTGATCTTCGGAGACAAAGTTATGTGTGCGCCAGAACTCTTTGCGATAGCAGAGTCCTGAACCGAGCGAGTAATCTTCGCAGCCTTTGTAGTTGAAAGCTTCGGCGCCATCCCAGAAGAGCATGGAGTGATAGCCGCTCACGGCCTTGCCGGATTTGAGCAAGCGGTTGACCTGGTCGGTGATGCGATTCGGTGCGGACCAGTCGTCGGAGTCGAAATGCACAATGATTTTGCCGCTCGCGTTCCGGCACGCCACATTTCGCTTGGGTCCGATCTTCATGCGTTCCGGCGGATGCACGTAGACCACGCACGCTACGGGCGCAAATAGACTGCGCATCTCCTCCGGCGAATCGTCGATCACGATCAGTTCCTTATTCGGCCAGTCCTGGGACAGAAACGACGTGAGCGCAATCTTCACCATCTCGCGTTGCCCGTAGACCGGCATGATCGCTGAAACCAGAAGAGTGTCGTTCATGCGATCCGGTTCACGTAAGGCGCGAGCAAAGCAGAGACGCCGCGCGCCAGTTCCACGCCTTTGGTGGCCACAATCGCATCGCGGTTGTAGTAGAGATGCGAAGCCTCGAGGAGAATTGCGATGATGATCGGCATCGGGATCCCGCCGCTGATCCATTTGGGCGGCGAGTCGCTGCTTGGCCCGTATCCGGCTACAAACTGGATCTGCACCGCCATCGGAAGACGTCGAGCCGGTGGCCACGGCCGCGCCCAGGGCGGAAGTAACCGCGCGGGCTGGGTTTCGCTTCCCGGATCC